ATGGACGGGTATAGCAATTACCCCACGGTATTCACCATGCAGGGGTTCAACCTATTCTACAATACTCCGACGAAGACAGTCGTCCCTCTCCATGCGGAAGAAGATTCGTTCTTTCCGTGTGCTAAGATTAAGGGACAACTACATTTAGTCCGACCTGAGGTATTGGTTTCCCTTGACATTGAGTACGGGAATGGCGTACAATTCAAACGTCGGAGGGTGAAGCTTCTGCTCCCCTACCGAAAGAAAGCTCGTGGTCCATGGAAGACGCTGGGTGGAAAGCCCCTGCCTCGTGCCCTGCAAGGATGGCGAGGGAAAGAAAGCGTTGAGAGACTTCACATCGTTGAAGCCTACATGTACGTAGGTCGTCAGACTTACTGGGACAAGTCTCTCGATGGTGGATATTCGACACTCCAATGTCCTATTCAATTTCCAAACGTAGAGAAGAATTGGCTACCACGTTATTATGAGTACACTAGAACATTCGAAGAGTCTCAACGAGATAATCGTTGAGCAGCATATTCCCTGTGATGACTGTGGTTCCTCCGACGCTCGGTGTGTATACGCCGACGGCCACAGTCATTGCTTTTCATGTAATGCCCACATACCCGCGAGGAGGGAGAAGGAAGAATATTTGAGTAACGAATTTACTTATGAGTATTTACCATACCGTGGGATTGAGAAAGAAACATTCCGCTTTTATGATACTAAGACGAAGATAGACAGCGAAGGTAAACCTATTGCTATCGGCTTCCCGTATCCTAACGGATCGATGAAGGTTCGGACATTACCTAAAGGCTTCCATACTATAGGCGATATAGCAAAAGGAGGTTTATATGGCCGAGACAAGTTCCCCGGTGGATCAAATATTATCATCACGGAGGGGGAGTTCGACGCTCTCTCGCTTTATCAGGTCCTGCGTATTCCTTGTGTCAGTATTCGGAGTAGCAATACTGGGAAGCTGGACGCTGCAATCGATCGATCCTGGCTTAACTCATTCGAACGCATTTACCTTGCATTTGATGGAGATGGGCCGGGGAGGGAAGCGGCTGCTGAAGTCGCAAGTCTCTTCGATTACAACAAGATATACCAGCTCAAGTTCCCCGGCGGTCTCCGAAAAGACGCCAACGACTATCTCCGAGCCGGAGAAGGGGAAGAACTAGCCCGTCTATTCAGGACTGCCAAGAGGTATACGCCTGAACAAATCGTATCCTCTTGGCATGACTTCGAAAAGATACTGTCCGAAGTACCCAAGCATGGTACACCATACCCGTTTCCTACATTGAACTACATGACTTATGGCATTCGGACCGGTGAGTCCGTGTTAGTGACGTCTCAAGAAGGCGTCGGGAAAACGGAGTTTCTCCATGCGATCGAACATTATCTCCTCACCAATACAAGCGATGCGGTCGGTGCTATCTACCTCGAAGAGGGTAAGAAACGGCACCTCCAAGCTCTGGCTGGAATACATCTCCAACGACCGATCCATCTACCAGACTGCAGTGTTACCGACGCTGAAGCGTACGCTGCTGTACAAGCCGTTGTACAAGAAGATGAGCGTCTACACATATATAGCCATTTCGGTTCTGATGATCCAGAAACTATTCTGGATGCAATTCGGTTTCTCGTTTCTGCGCGTGGTTGTCGCTATATCCTTCTTGACCACATTACTATGGTTGTGTCCGGTCTCGGAGGAGACAACGAAAGACGAGCACTAGACTATCTCTCGACCAGACTAGAGATGATGGTTAAAGAACTAGACTTCGCGTTGATCATTGTCAGTCACGTCAATGACGACGGATTGACGCGAGGGTCTAGGAACATATCGAAGATTGCAGATATTCGTATTGATCTTACGCGGGATATAAAATCCCCAGACCCTATCATAAGGCGCACGATGCATGTCATGGTGGGGAAAAATCGCTTCTCTGGAAGGACTGGTCCGGCAGGTGACCTCCTCTTCGATCCCCAAACATACACACTATCCGAAGATTACGGATTTGCAGAAATTATGAAAGCTAATTAATGATTTATCCTTGGAAATTGAAATATTGGACTACCGGTGAATGGCAAGTAGTCAACGAAAGACTACACGACATGGAGAAGAGTCATGAAGTCTATAATCCGACGCGTCGAAACTTATTTAAAGCACTTCAAACTCTCAAGCCCGAGGATTGCAAAGTCGTCATCGTCGGCCAAGACCCATACCCACAGTCACGATTTGCTACAGGCTACGCGTTCTCTATCCCAGACGGAATTGAAAAAGAGGATTACCCGCCGACTCTCAACACGATATTCAAAGAATACCAGAGTGATCTACACTACGGAGTACCACCTAGCGGTAACTTGGAAAAGTGGGGAGACCGGGGAGTACTGTTATGGAACGCTATCCCCAGCTGTCGAGCAAATCAAAGCCTTAGTCACGACTGGGATGAGTGGTCTTACCTTACACGTGAAATTATCACCAAGCTTTCCGCACAAGGCGGGATCGTTTTTGCTTTTCTCGGAGCGGTGGCCAGACGTTATATCGAAGATGTCGACTACACAAAAAACGTTTCCTTGGTCACATCACATCCTTCGCCGAGAGGTTCCCTCAACAGTAGAAATCCATTCCTCGGGTCGCGCATATTCACGACCATCAACGACAAGATAGCTGATTTAGGAGGACAACCAATCGATTGGAGATTGGACGATGCCAAAGGTAAAGGAAATCCTAGTCCGTAAGGAATGGAACGGACAAGTCTGGTATGAGACCAAGCCGGTAGAGGAAAAAGACGAAGAAAAAGACGAGAAAACTAGTCTCGACCCATTTCCCCGGTATGTTGGTACTCCCGACCCGAAATAACGCACCAGCGGGCTTCCTAGGGCATCCTAGGGCCTATCTAGAAGGAGTCGACCATGCAGAAATACACCAGATCCTTCATAGAATTCCAACTTTCAGGGGTTGAGCCGTTATTTGCGTGGGAAGTCAGGGAATACGGTAAGCCAGACTACTTCACGAAGTGGCGGAGGCACTATTTATTAAAACGGTTATTAGATATTCAGTTAAAGGAATTTGACAGATGAAAACAGGCACAGCCGAAATCATCGACTTCCAACAAGCGAAGGCTCAGACGGCAGGTAGTGGAGGAGGAGACGATTACTTTGCGGGTATGAAGTTAGGGACTATATTTTGCTGTGCGTTGAATGGAAGTAATACTTCCTTCTTAGACGAATATATGTTATGTTCTAAAGCCGGTGTGACGGTTCTGCTACAGAACGCCCACGATGGACGGTTTGAACGTCACATCGGTTATAAATTCTGGAAACAGAATACGCTAGTGCAAATTCTGCACATCCCGACAGAAAAAGAAGAAGAAAATGGGAAAAGTGTATAGCTACGACCAAGCTCATTGGTCGACTATGCGCATGGTACAAGAGGCTAAGAAGTGGTGCGAGGAACGCAACCAAGACGGTTCTCGAACCGGCAGTATCAAAGAACACGATGCTGTCCTGAAGTCTCTCATCAGCGCACATTCGGAAGAGGCTGCATAGGCCTCTTCCCTTAGGTCATACCGACCGAACGGAGATTGCAATGCCTTGGTATACACACACTCTGATGATTGTCACTTGTGTCATCGTCATCATCGTCGCCGGCGTCTGGCTCAGCAAGAATGTATCCTATGGGTGCATCGATCTGGGTTTCATCAAACACTGTGGTGCGACAGTCACCCGATAAAGATTGTTGGCCTGTATCTAGCAGGCCAACATTAATGAGATTATGCGAATAGTATTAGACATTGAGACTAACCGACTAATCAACCCCGACAGGGTCTGGGTTATAGTCTGTTACGATATTGATAAGGAAGAATACCATGTATTTAGACACGTCACTGATGATGAGGAAGAGGCAGAAAGATTTAGAAGATTTAGTCAAGGCTGTACACTCGTTGTCGGGCATAATCTTTTGGGGTATGATGCTCCAGTCCTTGATACTTTATGTGGGATTTATTTTGATGTACAACAAACATTAGATACTCTCATCATCTCAAAGATGGTTGACTACTCCCGTAAGGGACATTCGGTAGAAGACTATGGATTAGAGTTTGGGTATGAAAAGATAAAGCACCAAGACTTCACGAAGTACAGTCAAGAACTAGAAGATTACTGTACCCGTGATGTAGATATAACCTATGGTATATATCTTAAGCATCTTAAGTATATAGATAACCTTAAGTACAAAGATGCTATAACCTACGAACATAGGTTCCAAGGTATTGTTAATAACCTTAGCCTTAATGGCTTTAGTTTCAATAAAGATAAAGCTAATACATTATTAACTAAGGTACTTAAGGACTTAAGTATATTAGACGTACAGATATTGGATGCTTTCCCTCCTAAACTAAAGTTAATACGCGAGGTTATGCCTAAGGAGACCAAACATGGTACTATCTCTCTTTCTTCTATACCGAAACTTCTTCGTCAAGATATTCTTTCTATGTCTGTTGGTGCTCCATTCTGTTATTGTTCTTGGGTTGACTTTAATCCTTCTTCTCATAAACAAATTATTGAAGTTCTTAATGAAGCTGGCTGGTCTCCGGTAGTCAAAACGGAGACTCATAAGGAAGTAGAACGTGAATTAAGTAAATTACGTCATACTAGACGAGACGAAGCACTTGACATAAGGTATCAAGAACTATATACTAAGTACAATCAATTAAGAATAACAGGTTGGAAGATATGTGAAGATAACCTAGAGACGCTTCCTCTTTCTGCTCCCCCAGCAGCGCGTCTTCTAGCTAAGCGCATCCTGCTTGAGTCCCGAAGACGCACCCTAACCGAATGGTTAGCCCTCACAAGCACGGACAACCGTATCCACGGTAAGTTCTATGGTCTCGGAGCGTGGACCCATAGAATGGCGCACCGTCAACCTAATACTGCAAACATTCCCCTAGAGTTCGATACGGCCGGCAACAAGAAGTTATACGGCAAGGAACTCCGCTCTTTATGGCAGGCACCTAAGAATAGACTACTCATAGGTGTCGATGCCGAGGGAATACAACTCCGGATATTTGCTCATCTGATTGATGATCCTGAATTTACCGAAGCTCTGGTAAAGGGGAAGAAGGATGACAAAACCGATCCTCACTCACTTAATCGACGAATACTTGGAGACGTCTGCAAAAGCAGGCAAGTTGCTAAGCGATATATCTACGCACTTCTCCTCGGGGCGGGAAAGGGAAAGCTCCAAGAAATATTGGAGAGCGACGAGGCGTCTGCAGCTGAGGCTTATGAGCGATTACTTCAAAGGTACACGGGATTTGCGTATCTCAAGAACACGATCATACCTGCTGACGCAAAACGAGGATGGTTCACTGGCATTGACGGTCGTCCAGTTAAAATCCCTTCAGAAACATTCGGAGGGCGAAAACATCTTGCAATGTCTGGTTACCTCCAGAACGGTGAAGCTGTAGTAATGAAACGTGCCACCCTGATGTGGCACGATAAATTGAAAGATTATGATGCTTTGTTGGTTAACCTTGTCCATGATGAATGGCAGGTAGAATGTCCAAACAACATGAGCACAGCCTTGTCTATCGCAGAGATGATGGCTTCATCATTAAAAGAAGTTGGACAGGACCTAAAATTGAGATGTCCCCTTGCTGGCAGTTACTGGAACGATGATTTGAAAGATTATACAATAGCCACTAATTGGTCAAAAACACATTAAGGAATATACTATGAAAGATTGGAATGTAGAATACGATTATACCATGCGCACCGGTGGTGCTATGACGTTTCAGGCAGAGACCCGTGACGAAGCGGAGAGCCTTGGTTATGATTACGTTCGTGAGACATACCCGGACGCTATTGAAATTGAAATTGTAGAAGTGGATGAAATTAAGAAGTGATGGCTAATTACGATAAGACGAAGCGCCTTTCCGTCAAAGGTAAGTGCAAGTGGGCTCATGTAACTCGATTGAATAGGTTCGAGGAATGGTCTCTAGAGTTATGGCCTACCCCTGAAGATCTTGAAGTTATTCGGGAACTTCAGAGTAGAGGTCTGAAGAATACTATGAGAAAGGACGAGGATGGATACAACATCCGATTTAAAAGAAGCCCGAAAAGAGACATCCGACTCAGGACTGGAGAAGTCAAGACACTTATTTTCTCTCCTCCTACTGTCGCTATGTCTGATGGTTCCCCCCTTCCTAGTGGGGTATCTATTGGGAATGGCAGCGATGTTACCGTCATCCTTGAAGTGTATACTCATGGAACTCCAGGAGGCGGTAAGGCCGTTGCAGCTAGGTTAGAAGGTGTCCGAGTAGACAATCTTGTCCCGTTCAATCCGGACTCAGACTATGATGTTGAGACGAAAGCGAAGGTAGACGAGCTGAGAGATCAGCCCGAACATACCTTCTGATACCATGATCCCGTGAGCAGGGCAAACCGTCTGAAGTAGGCCCGCGGAGTGACGATCCGCTCACGGTTCCTCCCGCCGTCCATAGGCGGTAAGAGGTGTGGAGCTGCATAGAGGCGACTCTGGCGGCTAGAGACGACAGCCGGGATTGGAGTAAGACTCCACGTCTGGAGTGAATGAAGCAAATTCCTCAGTCGAAAACCACAGCCCTGAAAGAGGCCGGGCATGAGAGTCCGAGACGTCTAGTCTCGTCTGTGATTGAGGTCGTGGAGTGAAATATACGGAGATGCCACGTTAATCCGCCGTATACCCCGCACTAGTGTGAAGACTTAGTTGTCAAGCAATAGGCGCTGAAGGGACACCCTAAACAAAAGGGAACCGGTGCGAACCCGGTAAAGAACTGGAGCGTGAGCGGACTTTGTCATAAGCAGAACGTGCACCGGTCTCATTAGCCGGTATATAAAACCTCACGAGTGGAACTCGCGGTATCTCTTCGGGAACTGTGGTAACAGGGAACGATGATCTCCTTAGGAGAATTGATACCAAGGATGCAGCGTAACTCTCCATCTTCCATAGCCGAGGAGTTACACAGTGGCAGAAATGAGCCAATCTTTCTGATCGAAATAGAGGAGCGTGACCTCTCTCCGCGTCGCGGAGGCCTTGCGGGTAGTAGATCGGACAATGACAGCGGGACGTTCGAGTCGTCTGAATTAGGTGTAGCTGTCAGTGAAGTACGGATCGCTCTGCGGAATGCAAGCCGGGTGAAACCGGTTAATGTCGTGTCGAGCACGACCTGTGTATCAAGCTTACAGCCTGGACGGAAGTTAACCACATAACGCCATGCATCGAATGCCGATAGCTAGTCCAGAGACGCTCAATCTCTCGATTAGACTGTTAGGGTATAGCAGAAATGCGTAGTGCTCTTCAGGATCAAACGTCCATTAACCGAGACACGCCGTGAAGCGTTGAGGACTGTTCGATCAGTCTAGTATGCGACAATCGTAGACACAGCCTAGGGGAAACCGTCGGGTAGTCTGCTGAGAGTTAAGCATTACTGACCGACCCTGTTTGGATGACAACCGTGAGCGAAGAGCTTACGAAGAATGGCACCAGTAGTTGACTGGAGGTCATTGATCTTCCGACATCGGAAGGATATCGAGGTAAGAACTCCTATACGTGGAGCACCGAAAGCTAGATAGTTCTAGGGCAAGACCGTAAAGCCTGACAGTAACTCAGGTCCCATCTGGACGTAGTCGAGAGAGCTTTCAAGAACATGTTAGTACATCGTTCACAACGATATCAAACTAGGAAGAGGGTTAACGACCTATTCCTAATCACAGACTACTGACATAAGCCTGCGCGATGGCGATGAGCCTAGCCGGAGCTGAATGGAGCAGCGGAACTACGACGAGGTGCAATTCCTCAACGCCTAGAGGCTAGAGCAGTTTCACATACTGCTGACCGTAGCTGTAACAGAAGACTCCTTGTCTGCAAGTCCATCAATTCAACGCACCAGATTAGTGCACCACCGGAATGGAAGGTACGAGAACCAGACAGATCAACAGTGACCCTCTAGCAGAAGGAGACGCGCTATGTGCGTCATGAACACTGTGTCTAAACTTCTCAAATACCACTCTCGGTTTGAGATGCCGCCTTAAGCAGATTAGGGCGGGAACGTAGTGCCAAGAGCAGTGAAAGCTTCTTCAGGTATAGTTCCCGCCTCCCCAAACTAGACGCCAGCTTCGCTGGCTTAGGAGACGAACATGAAGACCCTCGAACGAATGATGTTGGAGATGCTCTTCGATAAGAAACTGGAAGCGCCTCCGACAAAGAAGAAAATCGCTAGGGACTTGACAGTGAAGCAATTCATCAAAGTCCTTAAGAACATGCCAGAGTTCAAGAGAGAGTTTGAAGAAGCTCTGAAACATCTTGAACCGAAGGGCAAAGAAAAAGACAAGCTATCGCTTGGCCAGAAATATATGATGTGGACGTTGGCCGCAATAACGTTGCCGCCTCTGTATGTGGCGCTCATTCACGCGCTCTTCACGACAATCTCTGGTAAGTAAATACTAGGCCTCGCCTTTAAGTGGGACGCTGTGGGTGTTGTAACCCTCCGAGGCCTATTAATTGGATTAAAATGAAAAGCATAGATACTCTCATCAAGGATATACAGAGTCTTGTCGGAAACAAACAAGGATGGTTCACCGAAGAGGTGGCAAAGACGTACGCCGAGGAAGTCACAGTCAGACTCCGACGCTCGTTTGGAGCTAGACAGGATGTACCTAGACTACGTCTCAGCCAAATGGGCCCGAAGTGCCCAAGAGCATTGTGGCACTCCATTCATAGTCAAGGGCTTGCAGAACCCCTCCCCGCTTCCGCCGTGGTCAAATTCACTTATGGACATCTAATCGAAGCCCTCGTAATCGCGTGGGCTAAACAAGCTGGACACGAAGTAACAGGAGAGCAAGATGAGCTATCTCTTCTCGATATCACCGGTCATAGAGATTGTGTTATTGACGGTTGTGTGGTCGACGTCAAATCTACTGCCAGTCGCAGCTTTGTCAAGTTCAAGGATCACACGCTTAGGGATTCTGACAGTTTTGGGTATCTGGATCAACTGGATGGCTATCTTGCAGCTTCGGCTAATGACCCTCTGGTCAGAACTAAAGATGTCGGATATTTATTCGCTGTTGACAAACAACTAGGACATATGGTGCTTTATGAACACAAGCTCAGAGAAGCTAGTATCCGTGAAAGAATTCAAAGCTATAAAGAAATCATTGCAAGAAGCGAACCTCCCGCCTGCACGTGCGGAACAGTACCTGACGGTCAAGCGGGCAATATCAAGCTTGACGTCAACGCAAGTTATTCTGCTTTCAAGTATGCTTGCTTCCCAAACCTCCGGACTTTTCTTTATTCCGACGGACCAAGATACCTCACCAAGGTAGTGAGAAAACCAGATGTAATCGAGGTAAATCGTCATGGACAAATCGTATATAACTAATCCAAGTCATGGTGGTAAAGTCACTTGCCACAAGTGTAATGGTTTTATCAAAGAAGGAGATGAAGTAGGGTATTGGGATCATCAACATCCAAATGAATTCCCTGCTATTCATTTTCATAAGGATTGTTATAACCAATATGAGCACTATTATGGACTGGACAAACCCATAGATTAAGTGGTATAATTAAGAAAGAAAAGGATACCTTATGAATAATACAGTTAATTACAACATCACTAACGCCGAGAATGGCTATATTGTTAATAAGTCTGTTGAGACTGAAACCGAGAAGGACGATACTTTCAGCTCTTCGTTCACTAGCGAAACCTATGTCTTTGGTGACTGGGCCGCTGTCCTCGAATGGCTGAAGAATGCCGAAGCCGACCAAGGCTAAATCAGACAAGGGGGTTGTTCAGCTTCCCCCTTCTCTCGCTAAATTAACATTGACTGAGTACCAACGGGATTGGAGAAGAAAGAAAAGAGAAGATCCTGAATTCAGATTAAAGGCGGCAGAAATACAACGACGTTATTACGCAAACGATCCCAACAAAAGTGAAAAAGCTTTTATATATCGTTTAAAAACAAGATATGGTTTAACAAAAAAACAATACGACGAGTTGTTCGCCAAGCAAGAAGGTCGATGTTTTTTGTGCGGGAAACATCAATCTGAATTAAAAACTAGATTGGCGGTGGACCACGATCACCAAAGTTTTGAAGTTAGATCGCTCCTGTGCGGCTATTGTAATCTACGTGTTGTAGGAAGGCTTAGAATTGATACCGTCCAAAAAGTATACGAATATTTAAACAGAGAATATACGGGTATCTTTGTTTCAAAGAAGAAGAAATGGCGAAAGAGAAAGAAATCAAAGCGGCGACGTACGTCTGGATAGGGGCAGGAACGATGTTCCTTCTGTGTCTTCTCATTGGATTAGCAGACAAATGGGGGATACTCGATCCAGTCTTGGATTATTTAAATATTAAATGAACTATGCTAACATTCTAGAGACATACACTCTGGAAGAGATACTTGAATTGAACGATAAGACTACCGAAGATTGTTTAGAATTTCTAGTCGAAGAAGGGTTTGTCAAACTACCTTCGATTAAACCATTGGATTTCGAATGAAGAAGCGTCATCCAAGTAATCGTCGTGAACGGATGCAGCTAGAAGCTGTCAAGAAAGAACAAAGTGCGAAGAAAGAGAGCGCCTACGTTAGGCGACGAACTGCCGACCTCCAACAGAAGGAAGCAGAAGATGACATTCGGAAAGAAGTTCTCGGATAAGTTCGGTGAAGACCGGATGATTGAAATCTCAGCCGCTAACATCCATGCTGCAGTCGAGACGTTCCTCCGCAGTGTGAAGAAGTTGAAAGATTCCGACGATGTCTTTTCCATCAATCTGGATGAGATCGTGGGCAAGAAGCCGGCAGACGTGATTCGTGTCGGAATAAGAATAAGGAAGGAATAAGTTGGTACGGACGGACAGAAACTACGCAAAGGAAACAGCGTATGAGGATACTCCGGCGCAAGTCAAACGTCGTATTGCCCGTAATCGAGCAAGACGCAAAGCACTCAGACAAGGTCGAGTCCATAAGGGGGATTCCAGAGAACTTGACCACGTGGGATTTCATCGGACTGGTAGCCTTGACCGTGTTGCTACCCGTGTGGTCAGCAGGACTGCGAATAGACGAAGACAACCCCCAAGAAAATCAAGGCATTGACAACATAAAGAAAGAATGATACAGTGATATGGTTAATACAACCAAAGGAAAAAGGCATGAACCAACATGTTAGAGAAGATCAAGGAGCTTTGGCTCCGGTTTTGGACATGGCTGACAAGCCCGTCCAAGACGATGTTACTTACGTCCAAGACGACGGTGACTATCCCGTCGATCCCCTCGACGCTACCGGCGCAGACGCCCCGGAAGTCAAGGAAGACTAAAGTTAAACTGCCGATGTAGGAAGCTTTGCTTCCGTCACGCCAGCTTCGCTGGCTAAATCGGATACTCGGGGGAGTGTGCTCCGGCCACTCCCTCTTTTTATTGGATTAAAAATGTTCGAAATAATTGACGATACGATAGCATCTTGCAAACCTGCGATGCCACAGAATATGTACGAGCTGTTTCAAGACCACCTCGTCAGTTCTGTGAAATCAAATCAAGAAGGGATAACCCCCATGCGTTATAATGACGCTCCCCAAGTTGCTAATGCTGCCGTCGCTCTGGTTGCTCCGGTTTCTGTCGAAGCTACCCAGCGTGACTTCCTCACCCAGCGTGTCACTCAGGTGACTTACGAGCACGACATGGACCTGCGTAAGCAGTTCTTCATGGACGCGGAAGATCGTCCTCAGACTGCCGAAGAGTTGATCAAAGCCATCGAAGAGGGTAATTACATCTTCGATCAGGAGATGGTCGACAAGGTCGGCGAGGATATCGTCCACTACAACAACGAATTCGGAATTCGTTGGGGTAAGGATAAGCCTGACCGCAAAGGCTACAAGGCTGCGAAGGCAATCCTCAAAGAGGCTGCTCAGGATGTCATCGATACGGTGACGACTGCCTCGATCGAAGAGGCGCGCAAAGCACTGAAAGACTTCCAGGTCTGGACGTACGTAGCCTAAACTAACTCAAACGAAAACCCCCGATTTGTGTCGGGGGTTTTTTTGTGCTTATTAGCTTAGTGAATATTAAACTTAAATCCGAAGCCTCCAGAACTAGGCCTCCAGCCTAAATACCAGAGAACCCTTTTACCAGAATAACTCACGAATGGAGCCCATCCGTTTATGACACTCCAGTTCCATCCATACCTGTGTGGATTAGCATCATACAGAGTTGTCAGCATTACATCGTCTTTAGGGCCTTTGACCCAATAACCTCTTCCTTCGAAGCCTATTACGAATCCCATGAAATTGCCGAGAGGATTACGCCAGAACCAGTAGAAGTCTCTTAAGAATTGATTCTTGGTGTTGGGAAGATACGGTACTCCGTTGTTGATTTCAGGAGCATGCCATGAATCTCCGGTCCGAAAGAACCAGAGAAATCCGGTGGGACGAGGAGTTGGGGGTACGTAGATTGTTTCTGTCGTCATTATGATAGGCGTTTTTGTCTATTCGGGTTTTAAATCGAGTTTTAAATCATTCATTGTCTTGATGTAGATTAAGACGGGTTCGAATAATGCGTCTGGAATTAGTTGTGGATTATACCCAAAGAGATACTCTTCAGCATCGTCTTTGAAGTAATGTACTTCAGCTCTACCTTGGGTGGATTCCCATTTCTCTACATATGTCATTTCCAGATGTCTTCGTGCTCTTGTCTAAGCTTCTTAAGTCTAGCTTTATCAAATTCAGAGTGAGGATATCTCCTCATAAGTTCATCAATTTGTTTATTTACTCTAGCATTAGCCTCCATATCTATTTCTTTTCTCTCTACAGCAGAAGTAGGTTCTCTAGGATTGTGAATTACACTATCTCCTTCAAACCATTCTTTTGGTTTATTATCGTTCGCTCCACGTCTGAATGGAATTACCTCCGACTTCATCGGTCCTTCTCCCCACGGAGGTGGGGGTTCATTCTGGAACATCCTAGGCATATCATACTCTTCTGATCGATACGGAGGAATTAATTTCTTCGTTTCAAGTTCATAATATAATCTAGCCTGCACATTCCTAGCTTCGACTTCTCCTCTTAGCCTTCTATATAACGCATGATGCTCCCTCGCTGCATCTTCTAGATGAATCTCCGATTGAACTATATTCTTCAACCTTATAAAGTTTGGAGAATCCTTAGCCGCATCTAGCGCTTCTTTCATTCCAGGACCAAGCTGTTTTCCTTTAAGACTATCATATATGATTGCTTTAAGCTCTGCAATCTCTTCTGGAAGAAACCCCGACGCAACAATGTCTTTCTCAGTCTTCGTTCTAACCTTCTTGAAGAATGCTTCTGCCTCGTCGAGCTGTTTAGTCCTAAACATTTCAGAACTTCCGCCTCGGGTAAATCCCTCTATGTCTTGGATCTTATGCTGAACTTCATGCATTATGATACTTCGAACTTCTTCTTCAGTAAGATTGGGAGCCAGAAAGAGAGTTTTCCCTAACATCATTCCCTTCGTACCCATTGCAAGTTCTTCAGGAGGAAGCTCTTTAACTTGGAGTCCTCTCACTTCAGGATAAGCTTTGAATAATTCAGGATGATTTACAGATTGTTCAAGAGTCTGTCCCTTGCCTCGACCCTTCTGTAGGAAGTCTAGAATATCTTCGAGAGAAGCATTATCCTTCAGAGCAGGAAGACCTGATCCTTTAGGAGTAAATGTAATCTTATCCCCGTCGATAGTCTTATCGAAAGCTCCCTCTTTCAACGTCATGTCAGCGTCGTGGATCTCATATCGCCAACGATTATCAGCCCCACGGAAGAATCCAGTTTTCTTCCAGATATAATCTCTGATGTCTCCGATCTTACCGGAAGGAAGTCCACGACTTTCTAAGATCTGAGCTTGCGCTAACTTATTCTTGTCGAGAGTCTTCGACGTAACACCAGCGAATGAACCTAGCGATCCTTCAGCCAACTTAGAAGCAACTGGAGCTGGACCGAAGGTCATAAGACCTGCTAAATCCGCAGCCTTCTCAATCGCTTGAGTAGAAGTATGAACTTCACCAGTCTCAGGATCTACTCCCCACTCAGGAGCTTGAGTTAAACTGAAAGCATTCTTAGCAGTCTCATATAAACCAGACAATATCTCGGTCGTCCGAGGACGAGGGAAAGGAGTCTGTCTCTCCGGAGGATTCATGTAACTTGGAGCTGGATAGTAAGTATCTCCCTGCCAATGTCCTGCTAAGTCTGGACGATCTTTGGCGTACTGAGATTGGTCAGAGAAGGTGGGATGGTTAGGTTTCTTAAACGTGTCAGGCCAATGTCCTGTCTCCTTGTCAGGTTGTACTCCAGCTTGAAAAGCACCTCTCAGATCATAGTCAAATCCAGAATCGTTAGGAGCGTTCTGAGCCTTCCAATCTTGGAATTTAGTCTCCTCTTCAGGGGTTAAACTAGTCTCATACTGATTCCCCGGTATCCCAGTACCTCCAGATGGTTTTAACGCATCAGCGGGCTCCGTAGGGGCTTGAGGAGGCATTGTAGAATCAATCGTCGGTTGTTCTTGGACAGGCCTGATGCCTATCGAGCCCATCTTGTATTGGACTTCATCGTCATAGACTTTATCACCGACTGCGATGGGCACTATTTCATTCCCTTCTTCAGCTGAGTCAGACCAATCTGACGTGCAACATCGGCTGGGATATTATCTACCTGAGATAATGCTTGAGGTCCGACTGCTTGGGCGATAGTACCTAGAATAAAAGCTTCAACACTCCCGCCTCCTACTTCTGCAACGTGCTTGAAGTTAGCAAGATTAGAATTGATACGACTGACAGCACTCTGGACTGTCATATATTCAGGATCAGCCGAAGGAGTGTAGACAGTTCCTTGTTGTGAGATTGCACGACCACCACGTTCAGTAATCGCTTGATCGTTATAAGTCGGAACGAACCGTTTATTATCACTGTCCCAACCGACACGGATGGAAGGATTTCTGATCTCTCCGAGGTAACGGAGTTCTCTGGAGATTAACTCATTGCCTAGAGTTTCCTGTGTCCAGTCTACGTAGTTCTTCCACAATCCGGGATGTGTCTGTCCTAGTCGGTACATCTCCTTTGTAATATCAGGAGAAGTGAACTTCTGGAAGACTGCGTTCTGTCCTTGGATGACATTCCCACGTTCATCCTTGCTGTCTATGTTTAGCTTGGAAATGAATTCTCTATTGTTCGGATGAAATGCTGTCAGAGCTAGATTTACTTTGATAGCGTCAGGAACATTCGGATCAGCAATCCGAGTAATCTCATCAACCATGCTCGCATTCATCTTACGCTTCTCGGAGTCAGTCGCATCCTTCATTTTAGTTCTGAATTCATCGAACGCTCTATTCAATGTAAGCGGAACACCACTCGTCTCCATGTCAGTCTGACTTTGGATTGCTTTGACCCAATTGTCTTGGTAAACTTGAAATTTACCACTCAAACCATTCGTTAGTTTACGAAGGTTCTCACTCTGAAGGTACTGTTCACCACCAATACGTCTGATAGTTTCGATCGATCGCATGGGAGGTCCAACAATGCTGTCTTGGAATACTCTCTTCTGGTCTTCGTCGCCTTGAGCCCTAATCCACTGCGCTGTCTTGTAGATACCACCGCTGTCTTTATTAAAGATTCGCTTACCAATCTCATCCATTTGTTTCATGGCAGCATCAGTCCGGGTATTGACTTCGTCAATGCCTATAGCCGCAGTAATACCTTTCTCTCGGGCATCTCTAAGAATAGCCTGTCTAAGCTGAAGTTGTTTAGTCTGCCATTCGTCTCCGATCTCAGCCCATCGCTTAGAAGTAATTTCACCATTCTTAGTCTTAGCGTCAATAGCCTCAGCATCAGCTTGAGAACTAATCCCAATCCGACTCATGAAATTTTCTACATTAGTCTGAACGACTCCTGCAATACCTGTATCGAAGAGTTCTTTACCCCTCTGCTTACGGTCTTCCATCGAGAGCTTTTTATCATTAAAGACAGCGGCGCGGTCAGTAAGTTCTAATCGGAAGCGCTCTTGCGGAGCTGCCCATTTTACGACGTCTGTTCCACCCCATTCGCCTGTCTCTACCTTTCGATAAGCGTCTTCTGCACCTTGATATCCAGCTCGACTACGAATGTAAGACAGTTGTCGATTACGTTCACTATTCTGATTAGAATTAGCTCGGTTGATATCGTTGATCAAACCAGTGATCACAGCATTGGCTGGATTAACTCCGGTCACCTTTGCGAACTCGTGGTCAATCTCTTGTTTAAAACCAGGATATCTATTCCGTAAGTCCTTCGCTGCTTCTAAAAGTCTTCCTTGGTAGTCGGTCTTGCTGAGCTTGCCTCCATCCCTGGCACTCTGGAGAGTACCTAACGTGTCAGGCAGGTCTGAGATCTCTTGGGGAGTTTCTTCGTCCATCTCTGCATGAGCGTCTAAGATGCCTTTACCACCACCAGCTTTGATCTTCTCTAGTTCGGCTGTGTAAGCTAGACGTTCTTTGTTAGCGACTTCGTAAACCTGATCTTCGATGTCCTTCTTAACCATATGGACTCCGGCCTTAGCCATGAAGTCTCCGATGCCTACGATACCTGCGAACAGATCGCCGTAACCTTTTTCAGCCACCGCCTGTCCTTGCAGACCATACGCTGCAGCTTGACCAAGATATTCTGCACTTCGGTCAGCTATTTCTTGACCCTTCGGGAGGATACGGTTATCCTCTACACCTCTGGGCTTAATAGTATCAGGTATGTCTATAGGACGACTACGTTGCTCGTAGTTAGGATCGTTAGTCGGTTGGATTGGCGTATTTATTTGGGCCAATTATTCTTCTCCACGTTGTTTAGCTTTGACACGTTCTGATCTTGACAGAGCGTCCATGCCTACGTCTTTGTCTTGTTGACTGCTCGGACGTTTAACATAGAAGTCAAACGTTACCTTGTCTAATATACTTTGATTTTCTGCCGCTGCTCTGCTGACAACACCGGAGATCTTATCTTCTGGATAACCTCCGATAGTCAGAAGAACCTTCGCACGAGTAAAGAATTTAGTAGCTAATTCTTCATTACCGTCTTGGCTTGCGATAGCACCGCGTCGATATTCTTGCTGGAACTGTTTTTCGATCTCTTTCTCGTATTCCGTCTGATGTTGAAGTGCATTCCGCATAGTCTGAATATCATTCACACGCTGATCTTTAAAGCCAGCGATACCAGCGAAGACTGCTTGAAATGGAGTAGTATCTGCCAACCATGCTTCCTTCTTTGATATCCATCTTCCGGTATGGAAGGCAGCTAACGTTCTGAAGAAAGAGTTGACTGAACTAATATTCTTAAGCGGATCGATGAAATCTTCAGGAGCAGGTTGGAATAGATCACCATCGTCTCTGACAAGGTTAGTCATTACTCTCCAGAAGCCGTCTGACGCTTCGACAGTCCCCTTCACAAGACTCCACGCAGGTCCTCCGATGATATCTAGAAAACTCTTATCCGAACGATTGATACCGCCGAGGAAATCAAATCCCTTCGTACCTAACCGTTCTGGGAAGTCATACCATGTTCCAGCCTTTGGATCTCCCTTGCCTGTCGCAAGCGCACCGAGAGAAGACAACACTCCTTCCATCGCTGTAGAACTGAAGAAATCGTCTCCGACGACATATCCATTCTCCATCATCTTCTGTCGCATATAACCTGCGAGAGGAATGCCGGAAACACCAGTACCCATCGGAATACCATACAGAAGCATATTCGTAGCAATCAGACGACGCTTTTCTTCGCCAGTCAATCGACTGCCACCCATCAGTTCCGTCAACCTGAGTTGGTAGGTGTAGAACTGAGTAGGGACGCTCATAGCACCTGAATGCAGAGCAGAACTACTAGCACGGGACATATTGATGTTGAGAAGATCAGCTCGTTGAAGAATGTCAGCTCTGTCTTGTTCGGTTATACGCCCGACAGGTTTGACGTCTCTGAATTCCTTCATAGCCGTATACCAAGCACCGTACCTAGAATTACGTTCACCGTTACGGACAAAGAAAGTACTAGCGTCTAGGAACGTCTGTCCTGCAGCTGAAACAACCTTCTGGTTCATAGGATCGTCTAACGCAGCATACTCGCCACCGACGTTACCGAAGCCAGTCTTCTTAAACTCTTCTAACGCTTCTTTGAACTCTCCAGGTTTATACTTAGACGAACCAGGAATGTAGAACTTACTCGCCATCTTGTCGAGGAAGTCAATGATCTCGGGATTGGAATTAACTCTACTCCAGAAGTGAAGCTGTGCTCCTAACGTTCCGGGCGCGGCATATTTAAAGCCAGCGATACCCAGGATATTAGAATAGTTGCCGGACTGAACTATATACTGTGGAATACTCCAAAGTCCCATAGCTGCGTGGTAGGTTATGGTACGGATGAACTTAAACGGATCACGAAGCTTAGCCAAATCCCATTCAGGAGTTAAGACTGAGTTAGGTCCTAGCTTGTCGTAGGTAGCGTCTGAGAGTTTCTGGCTTATAATCTGAAGCTTAGTCGCTGTCTCACTCGGCTGTTGGATGAGCTGTTCGATATGAGCTTTAGCCGTCTCTAGCCGTCCCCTAATATCAGCAGGAGCGCTGGGTAGAAACTTAGCTTCTCTAAAGTAATAGAATGGGGAGTGTCTGATCTCAGACTCGGAAGCATTAAGATAATTCTTAGCTTGCTGCAGCCAGTGCTCAACGCTCATGGTTTTATAGTCATCCATGAAGTTTGACTTAGCTATGCGTTCTAATCCACGATTGAGGCTGGTTATTGGATCAACCTTATCTGCCTGGATAAGATTATACAGCGGATTACGGGCAGTACCTTTATTTTCTAACGTAAAGACATCGAAAGCATCTCGTTCCTCGGAGAACTGTACTCGGTTCTGACGGGCAGCATTGCCTTCTTTATTACCATTCCTGAAGTTGGCATATCTCTTAGCAAGAGTATTATCTACATCGACGAGAGATTTATTCTTCTCAATGACTTGAATAGGTTCATTCAGGGACAGTCTAGCCCCACGCCACTCACCGGAGGGAAGTTTCTCACCCTTAAACCAGCTTTCGACGGTGCTCCATTCTAGATGAAGGTTCTTGTTTGAAAATTCACGGGCAGCTACTTCATTCTTGTCTAACAGATATTTACGGACAGTATCTAACTTACTAGCGACATCCTGCGCCATCTTATGAAACATCATCGGCATAATCGTAGTATCGCCTTCATACCAATTACTGCCACTGGCATTATCGAACTTAATTTTAGCTTGCTTGATGTAGTAAGAATGTTCGTATTCGACGTGACCACCGCCGCGACGTGGGATATGGTTCCAGTCTAGATCTCTGGTTTCGGAGATCTTAGCAAGAACATACCGTATCTTGTCGTCTCCGATATTGCCATAACCTTTCAATGGACGTAGATCAGTATTATATATTTCGAAGTACTTCCACTCTCCACCGTCGATTAGGTCTTGCATCTCCTTCTTGTCTTTGACAGAGATATCTCCGAGGTTGCGAACCCTTTCATGTCCGTATCTTTCTCCGATGATGGCTACGTTATCCGTACTACCACCGATACTCTTTTTAGTCATACCGGAGAATTCTGGGGAAGGAATAGCTTTACCGTCTGGATCGGCAGAAATAACACGATGTGTTTCAGCGCCTAGACGAGTCTGATTACGATGCTCTGCGATGTTTCTAAAGACACGATCGATTTCCATCCCACGTTTGAATTCGAAGTAAGCCGCTACCTCGTCTTGGTCAGGCATGCGCTTGAACCAAGACCAATAAGCTTCTTCTAATTCACCGGGACTCTTGAAGAAGTAACCCTTCTGTTTAGTCTCCGTATCCCACAACTCTTGTCCGTTTTCTAATACACGTTGAAAGTCTTCCCACTTCTTGCCAGCTTTAGAAAATCTACTTCCTTTACGGAGAGCCTCGCCTGAAATCTTCTGAATAGTCGGAGCATTCTTGGCTAGAACTTCGAAGATTGCTGATGGTGTATACGTGACGATCAATCGGTTGGCACGTTCAGCCTTAGACAGAGTCTCTTCTGGAGTTCTATATTTACCCACTCCCCATGCGTTGAAGAATGAAGAGATAGTATTGTCCGGAATTTTTGTATTAGTCGTACTTGCGATGACGTCTCTGACAACATCGTCAGTCTCGTTTATAGGTTTGGTAACTTTGATGTAATAGCCTAAGCCTTGCTGCTCTACCGTGGCTCTCTGAGCTATCGCGGGATCAAGCTTGGCTTTGTAACCAGGAATAGCTTCCTCTTTAAGGAACTGGAGAGTATCCTGATCTCTAGCAGCCTTCTCAGGAGTACTGTACTTATTCTCTTTGATACGTCCTTCAATCTTCTTGACAGTATCTTCAGCGTTAGCTATCTGGCGTTGAATAGTCTCAACGTTTTTAGCAGCCTTAGTCTTGGACAGGCTACTACCTTCTATGATCTGACCACTCTTAAGGCCATAATATTCTAACGCATTCTCAGCGACAGTCCTCTGAGTGAAGTAAGTTCCATCGGCATTCCCGAGATGAAAATCGACAAACCAGTTACCTGCAAAGTTCTCACGGTAAGGACGGCTGGTATCGATTATAGCATTCTTCAGACCTCTGTAAGTATCTTTCATACCGTCAATGATTAAACGTACCGACGTTTCGTTGCTCATGACTTCAGGAAGGCGTTCTACCTTAGAAATCTTCTCAGCAGTGTCTAGGACAGAACCGACTACACTTGTATTCTGTTGTTCAATACGGTTAACTATGTCTTGACCGTATCTGCCAGGACGGGCTTTAATATCTTCTAGGTCTGTTCTGAAAACATCAGACAGAGCTTCTAAAGCTCTCTTCCGAGGATCAGTTATATTCTTAGCGTCGCCGACAGCGTTTGCAGTAGCTCTGGTTACAGCGGACTGTTCTAGATCACCTGCCGCAGCTTCCATAGTCGACTTAGACACACCGGGATCGGCAGAAGCTCTTACCATATCTTCTGCAGCATTTGCAGTATCTTTCAGAAGAGTACTTTCTCCTCTGATAAGTCTACTAGCAGTCCTATATCCTAACTTACCTAAACCTAAACCGGTAACGTCTACTCCGAGAGCTATATCCTTGAAGATAATATCTCTCGTAGAAGTACCAAGCACAGCTCGAAGATAATCCGCTGCAAGGGTAGGATTACCGCCCAGCATACCTCGACGCATTGGTTCTACAATCTGCTTCAACGCAGGGAGAAGTTGATCTTGCGGAAGACGAAGAAGTTCTACACGCTGCTTCTCTAAATTCTCTCCGAGAAGACCACCAGCGAAGACGCCAGTCTTAGGGGTAAGACCACGCATCTGAACGTCTTGATAACCCGGGACCATGTACTTAGCTTGATCCCAACCCCAACCTATCCAACCTTGATGCTTCAGTTCATCTTCAACATCTTCAAGATATGTATTGACAATTTCTCGTTTAGCGACAAGACTACCGTGATCATTCAGGATCTTGGCAGTCTCTTCTGGATATTTTTGCTTAGCATCGTTGAGAAAGCTGTCCGGCTTCTGCATGGCAGTTCTGTCTAACGTAGATATGAACTGCTTGCCATAGGCCTCTTCGAAGACGGTGTCTGGGTTAGTGTTCTGAGACATGCCCATAACGATAGTCGTCAGTCCTCCCAGCTCTTCGGGAGTTAATTCAGAACCTTTATTCTGGATAGTCTGCGTAATCAGACTTTGCAATCCAGCGGCCTTGCGCTTATCTATCTCACCAGCTGCCTGTTCTCTCATCTGAGGCTCTTCGCCTTGAGAGAGACCAGCATAGATTTCATCCTTAGTTTTCTTCAGAACCTCGTCTAAACCGTACTTTACCTTGAACGAACGCTTCTCGATAGTATCCGGAGAACTCACCGGAGCAACACTTCTAGACGAAGTGTCGACCTCCATCGGCTCTTGCTGAGGAGTTGTGATAGGTGAAACGTTAAATTCGGACTGTGGGGCCGCTTCAGGCCTTGACATTGGAAGAGGTATTGCCATTATCCAAACAACCTTGCTGGATTATATGTAGTGTTCGAACCGCCGAACAGTTGATTGGTATTCATACCCATCTGGAACAATGAAGGACCTGCCGAGAAGAAGGATTGTCCAGACGCTATTTGAGCTTGTCCGAGTGCGGCTTGACCTCCACCACGGGCAATCAGTCCAGCACCTTGGCTCATTATTGCCTGAGTATCTGCTAGACGCGTCTGGTAGCCTGCGTTCGAGACGGCATATTGATAAGTAAGGTTTGCTTTGGCGGTTTGGTTAGCTGCTTGCTGTAACGCATAGGTATGTTCAAGTTCATTTCCTGCGATCCTTTGGTTAGAGATGTTTTGATTAAGTCCGAAGATGTCTCTTCCGATTTCGAGGTTCTGTTGTACGCCGAGTAGATTGGTTCCGGTCTGACCGGAGATCTGACCATACGCACCTCCACGTGCAGACGCACCGGAGACGAAGCCACTTCCACCCTGCGCAACACCTGTAGTAAGCGACAAAGCTCTGCCACGTTGTTGGTTACGAATGATCTCCATCTGCTGACGACGTGCGTCTATCTCCATAGCCTGCATCTTTTGTTTCTCGATGCCTTGCTCGGAAGTTATAATGTTTTTGCTGATGCCAAAGCTTTGGTTACTAGCTTCTATACTTTGCTGACTCGCAAGAAGATTAATATCTCTTTCTTGCCCAGCGAAGCCGACAGAACTGGCAGCCTGCTCCTTACTGATCCCAGCTTGCTGTCTAGCAGCTTCTGCTTGCTCTTGCGCACCCTGCTGCTGAAGGGCATAGCCTTGTTCAGCTTGCTTCTGACCTTGTGTCTTTTCATAGACACCATAAGCCATGCTACCTATGCCGGCAGCTAAAGCCAATGCAGTTAATGCAGCCACTACAACACCTTCATGTAAGCTCTTTCATAAAGCTTATATCCTTTATCCTCGTAAAATCTGGACAGTCCATCGTCTAGACAAACCATATTAATCATAGTACAACCGGCCTTTTCCTTCGCCCAATATTCGAATGCAGAAAGAAACTCCGCCCCAACTCCGCTACCGCGCTTGTCAGGCTCTACCCACCATGCTATTTCGGTGGCAAGTAAGTGCTGACCAAATAAGAAAGGAGTAGCACAACCAGCCAGAAAACCAACACCGGGCTGAAAAATAATAATCTTTTCATTCTGTTCACCAGTAATCAAAGTCTCTATCAATCTTTCGATAGTCTCTCTATCCGAGAAGAAAGCATAACCAGTCGTCGCCATAAACTTCATAGACATGTCTGCAATTTCAGGAAGATCTTCTAACGTAGCTATCTTCACTTATCAACTCCAATGAGTTTAATCGTAAAGAACGCAGCGAGATAGACTAACACTATGGTGTTCAAACGTATAGCAGCAAGAATTCTCATTTGAATATCATTGCCACGTAAATGTAGTTCGGAGGGAAAATTGGATAATCTAAGATGACTAAAAGGCATTATTCTTGTACCTGTGTAATCTCTACATTCCTGCGCTTGAAATAGTTTCGAGCATGTTCAAGGAGGGGAGAGAATTCTGTAAATTGATGTTGAAGTCCACCGGGAAGACCTCCAACGTCATAGTGCATAGTCCACATTCCCTTTATGTCATCGTAGGTAGCGTGGAGTTTATTCTCACCATTGAAGAGGCGTTTATCGACGGAGCCAGTACTAGACAAGGCTGTCTTCCCGTCAATAGGCCTAAGAACTAAGATACGGTCGTCCGACTTCATCTTATTCCTACGTCTCTCGTCTACATCATATTGAACGATACTCATGCCTTTGCAATCCTTGTCACGTTGACAGCACCTTCATAGAGGAAGTAGAAGCCAATCGCGGCAGTTATAATCTGCCATTGATTAGGATCAAGAATGTCAGTCCGATAGATATTGCATTCTAAAGCTCTTCCAGCTTCACCAGCACATCCGTGGAAGGAGCCGATAACCTTATCCCAGACAAGTAACTTGGCAATGATGATTGCTACGGAAGCTCCCATAGTCGCACGCATAATAGCGTTGATTTTGGAAGAACCGCTCTCAGCAATCATTACGTCTCTCTTAGCTTGAAGAGAGTCAATCCGTTCTTGTGAAGCTATCCGCTGTTGATCTGTCTTAGCCTCAATCAGCTTCAACCGTTCGTTAGCGATAGCATTCGTAATACCGTTGATTGTATTGAATGCCCCGGGTATTAAACCGAGAAGGAGAGACCACATCAAGAACTCTCAGGGATTAGAGTCCTGCGTCGAGCAAGCTCAACACCAACACCTTGAATGATCGTAATCAATCCTAACCAAATGACTTGGTTCTTATTGAACCCTGTGTCTACATTAAGACTAAGCAACGGTGCCCAGTTCATTGCGCCAGTGGCAGCAATGACTATACCGACGACGGTTGTTATACGAGCGAGTAAGATGGTTGCAGAATAATGGAAGAAGGCTTTTGTCTTAGTCCAGAAATCTTTCATTTATTTTCC